CGTATTATTTGTAAATATTAGCTGGGTTAATACTAGTACCAAAACCAATATCAATATCATCTCCTAAAACCGCTAAAAATTCAGATTTGTAATTCAATTTGGATAGAATCGATCTACATATACATAAGTTTATGAGAGAGCCGAAGATAGAAGTAGTTTTGAATCCAGACATCAAACCACATTAAACTTGTTAACTCCATTTGGATTATGTGTAATTCAGAAAAGTATTTTAGTCTACCTAGTCCGCTACATATAATAGGAAATCTGCAAATTCATGGAAGATAAAGCTTAACTGTCAACAGATATCACTCATCATCCATAACTATACATTATTATCAAATTTTGCGATATCTAAAGGTAATTAACAATGCGATAAGTTATTGCTTCTACAATATATCTACTCAAATCATCTTTTCTTTGTCATAAGTGAAACAATACCTATACCAGGTTACAATGCGCTAATCTCTGACTTGTCGATAAAGTCAAATAATGAATATATAAAAGTCATATCTTCATAACTCTCATTATTAACATTGACAAATTGTCACACTTTAACTGCTTCCAACTTCTAAGCAGCATAACACTCATATCACGGTCATCAATTAAGCAATCATCAAGCATAACAACGAGAATACACTTAATCTAAATCTTGATTCAAATAATACTATTTCTTACTATCATGTTACTTCTAAGCCAATTTAACACTCCCATCGCTTAGCAAGTTTGATTTAAATGCTAAGCGTAGTTCATCATGACCAAATAGTCTGTGCGACATAGGCCATAGCTATGATAATACATTTGCTAATTCTTAATTGAACCAATATCGAAATGACTTACCATCTCTAAAATCATTTATCTGACCCACTTCTTTAGGTTCAATCCAAGGTAAAAGATTCTTTTCAATAAAAGCGTTACCTTTAAGAGCCACTGTAAATCCAAAAGCAGTATGTAAATCGGCTAGATTAAGACATAATAATGATGAGGATTATACTTTTAAATAACTGTCTAAATGCTCATGTCCTTTTAAAGCATAAATCATCATAATCAATTGAGAAAAGTCTTTTCCAATTTAACTTTTAAGATGTTGTTTAGCTAGCCAAAAACTTAAATAAGCATATTCTCTGGTGACACCATAATTATCGATTGGTACATACCAGTTAAACATACGAGCACCATTATATTTCCAACTTTATATAAATCTATCTAGCATAAGACCACTTTTAGCATGGTTTGAACCACATTTCCTCTTTAACTAAGCATATACTTGAGAATCATCGTTAAAATTGTATTTAGACATAGCAATATCCCAAGTGATAGATTATTTGCCGACAAGACCATCTAATACTGCATCTTCGATATAATCGCATATATCTTTATGATCTACATCAACCTAATAGTATAGTAATTCCTATAGTCTAACAGCAATATGTGATCCATGTGAATGCAAGAAAAATAACACCATATCAATTATAACAGGATGATCTAATATATCGTAATGAGGTTGTCTAAATAAATTAAGTTTAGTCAAAGCCAAAAACTATTCATAACCATTCTTCTTAAAACGCAGCATTTCCAACTACTTTCATAATTTCATACGCTGATCTCCC